CCAGGCTCTCGATCCCCAATACAGCAATAGAGGACCACTGAAGAATAAGGCAAGCTCAGACGGTCTCGCCCCCAACCGTGCCAAGGGTAGGCACTTCCATGATCGCCGCTGGGCTAGGACAGTGCTGGAAAAACGCACACCACGACAGGAATGTAGTGGGGAACCCTTGATCTCGCTTTCTCGACCGCACCGCACGGATTGGCCTCGCGACTTGAATTCGCTGAAGGTTTTCAATGGGATGACCTACAACCCGAGCAATGCTTCGAATCACGACGAGCGGGTGTACGGGCCAAGCCCGACACCCCTGAGCAAGTGCTGCGCCCCGAACACAGGCATGCTTGATGCCAAGCGGAGCCAATCGCAGAAGCCGTCAGCATCCTTGACAAATCCGATGTGGATCAAGGCTTTCGCTTCTTCGAAGTCCGCAACAAAGTTCGTGCGAGTCACTGGCTCGTACACTGGCTCTTCCGGGTTCTCACACAACACCATTCTTTGGTTCCTCGTTGCATGTTCGAGCGTGGTAACCCCGTCCTGAAAGCCGTAGTGCTCTGCAAAGGAATAATACAACATCCGAACGCTCGGAAAGCAACACTCCTCGGCGTATGCCAAGTATGAAGCCGCGGCGATCTGGTTGAACCTCTGCGTGTTGCCTTGCTCAAATGCGTCGATGGCCTCTCGTGACACGGTGATGCCACTGTTTGAAAGCCCACGAAGGACATCTGGTCCTGAATATTCCTTCATGATCAGCCCATCGGATGAGATCGGCAGAATCCAACCGGTAAATTCCGCACATTTCTCCTTGGCTGAACCATCGCGCATAAAGAGCTTGAGTCTGTGGCCACATCGAGTCCAAAAGGCTTCAACCTCCGCCATTTGCGTGGTCGTGAGCCGGGGGAACAAGGAGTAGATCGAATCATCTCCCTCAAACATGAAGCGGATTGCTCGCATGATGCCCCACCGGTCCTTCTTCGCCTTTGTTGACCCATCGAGAAAACCGCCCGGTTTGTTGCTGTTCGGTTCGTTTCCTGACCCGAACGGATTCTCGTATATGGCCGTCAAACTCAGAATCAAGTTCATGAGGAAATTGAGAACGGAAGTGCCTCTGTGACCGCTCCTACGTATCGCATCTATCTCGAAAATGTCAACGTAGCCTCGTTTGCCGCCGCCTGAACGCAACTTCATCTTCCCGTTCTGGCACGACTTCATGTGAGCGATCAACCAAGCCTCCTGTCCGATGGGGCAGCCGGATTCCAACAAAACTGTGGTGACCTGTTTCAGCACCAAGTTCTCAGTCAGCGACCTGATCAACGCGTTACAACAGGCATCCCATGCACTGCCGTCGCCTTCCATGATCACCTG